CTTGATGATAAAGAAGATTGGGATATATTAGCTAATATTTTAAATCAAAAAGGATATAAATTTTTATCTGGTTATACTTTTTCAAAAAATAAATTAACTGATTTTAATCCTTTTAAAAGTGAGAGAAATTTTGGAGACGAAGGAGAAGATGATAACGATTTAGGGTATTCATATGCTATGAGTTATAAAGGTGCAAATGATTTTTTTCTAGTAGAAATGCCAAAGAAAAAATTACAAATTGTTAATACTGATTATTTTAATTCTAGAAAAAATAGTACATATAAAAATTACAATGTGTATAATAATTTAGGAGATCTTATTAAGGTTTTGTAATTTTAACATATGTATAATCACATGAAAAAAGCAGATAATTTTGACGCGGGTAAATGGTTAGTAGAAAATAAATTAACTAATCAGTCTCGTTTAGATGAGCTTTCATCTAATACATTTAAAAGCGCAATAAACGTATCAAAAGAACGTGGTACCGATAGGAGAACATATAAACTTGGAGAGTTATATCTCAACCAATTTATAGGTAAAGATTTGATTGGCGGTAAGATAACTAATATTGGCGTTCATAGTCCACAACAAAGTAATTATAGAAACATAGCTATAGAAGTTACGAAAAGTATTTATCAAGATAGTGGCTATAATAAAGGTGAAAATAAACTTATAAAAGATTATATTTATTACGATATAGATAATGATTTATTTGACATGGAAAGTGTTGAAATAGATAGAAAAGATGCAGTAGTTCTTGCTAAAATAGCTTTAAAAATAAATCCTGATTCTAGATATAAAGAAACAGGTAAATACTTTAAAATAAAAGGTTATTAATTCCTTATAAAAAATTACACTATAGTTTGGTGTCTCAAACTCAAGTTCTTATATTTCCCACAATAAACAAATTAAACAATCATGGATATCAATGCAATTAAACAACGACTAAATTCATTACAGTCGAATCAGAACACAAGCAAGAAAGAAAAAATCGATTACACAAAAGTTTACTGGAAACCAAAACAAGAAGGAAAGTACCAAATTCGTATTGTCCCTTCAAAGAATGACTCAACAAACCCTTTTCAAGAGGTTTTTGTTCACTATGGAATCTCTAAATTTCCGATTTACGCTCTAACTAACTGGGGTGAAAAAGACCCAATCGTAGAATTCGCAGCAAAATTGCGTACTACAAATGACAAAGAAAACTGGGTCCTAGCTAAAAAAATTGACCCTAAAATGAGAATTTTCGCACCAGTAATTGTGCGTGGTGAAGAAGATCAAGGCGTTAGGCTTTGGGAATTCGGAAAAGAAATTTACATGCAGTTGTTAGGAATTGCTGAAGATGAAGATTACGGTGATTACACAGACATTAACGAAGGCAGAGACTTTACAGTCGATGTAGTTAAAGGTGATATAGGTGGACGTATCGGATTAAAATCATCAATCAGAATTAAACCTAAAACATCTCCTGTAAGTAAAGATGCCGCTCAAATCAAAACATTTTTAAGCGAACAACCTTCAATTTTAGAGGTTCAACGTAAAATGGATTATGAGACTCTAAAAGCAACTTTACAAACATGGTTAACACCTGAAGAAGGTGAAGAAGAAATACCAGTAGAAGAAGTTGAAGAAGCAATTGAAGCAGAAGTAGCAGCAGCACCAGTTAAAAACTATGCTCTAAAACAACCAACTCCTCCAAAAGCATCATCTAAAACTGAGAAATTTGATTCATTATTTGATGATGAAGAATCAAACGACGATCTTCCATTCTAATTAAATTAAAAAGTTATGGCAAAAGTAAAAAGAAGCGAATCGCTAACGGCAGCCGTCTCTAAAGAGATTAAAGCCAAATTTAACCTTGATTCATTCAAGGAGAAAAAAATGCTTAACGGTAACGTTAAGTTTAAAGAACAACGATGGGTTCCTTTTTCCACTGCCTTACAAGAAGCTTTATCAATTCCTGGTATTCCCTTAGGCCATATTTCAATGGTTAGAGGTAAAAGTAATACTGGTAAATCAACAACAGCAATCGAAGTAGCGGTAAACGCCCAGAAAATGGGTGTTTTACCGGTACTTATTATTACTGAGATGAAGCATGATTGGAAGCATTGGAGAACAATGGGATTCGAAATGGAAGACGTTGTTGATCAATCAACCGGTGAGGTTTTAGATCACAATGGTTTCTTTATCTATCGTGACCGTAGTACATTAAACTCAATTGAGGACATTGCTGCGTTTATTATCGATCTAATTAACGAACAAAAGAAAGGTAATTTACCTTATGATTTATTGTTTATTTGGGATTCAGTAGGATCAATTCCTTGCCAAATGAGTTTAGATCAAGGTAAAAACAACCCGATGTGGAACGCAGGTGCTATTGCAACACAATTTGGTAATTTTATTAACCAACAAATTGTAATGTCTAGAAAAGAAACCTACCAATACACAAATTCATTATTGATTGTAAACAAAACAGGTGTTGCACCAGCAGAAGGTCCTATGGCTCGTCCTAAAATGACTAATAAAGGTGGTGACACATTCTATTATGATTCTTCATTAGTATTAACATTTGGTAATATCACAAATGCTGGTACATCAAAAATAAATGCTACTAAAGATAAGAAAAAAGTTGAATTTGCATTACGTACTAAAATTGCTTGTGATAAAAACCACATTAATGGTATTACAACAACAGGTACTATTGTAAGTACAGTTCACGGTTTTATTAAAGATGATAATAATGTTATTAATAAGTATAAAAAAGAACATTCTAAAGAATGGGTTAGTATACTTGGTGAAGGCGAATACGGGCTTACTGAGGATAATAGTGAATGGGAAGAAAAAGCCGATATCACTGAATTGTTAGAAAACCTAGAAGCCAGCGAATAACATGAACAAAAACGAATTATTAAAACTCCTAAACGATACTCCTGAACCCGAACAATCAGTAGAAACTAATCCTCATGAAAGAGTATTATTAATAGATGGTTTAAATCTATTTTTTAGAAACTTTGCGATGATGAATTTTACCAATCAAGCAGGTGTTCATGTTGGTGGTTTAGGTGGTTTTATTCGTTCATTAAATTCCTTAATCAATACAATTAAACCAACATCAGTATATGTTGTATTTGATGGAGTGGGTTCTTCTGTAAATCGGAAGAACTTACTCCCCGAATACAAATCAGGACGTAATTTAGTTAGAATAACTAATTGGGATTCATTTGAATCGCTAGAAGAAGAACACGATGCTAAAGTAGATCAGATTGTTAGATTAATACATTACTTAAAATGTTTACCTGTTAAGACTATAAGTTTAGATAAGGTAGAAGCCGATGATGTTATCGCATATTTAAGTGATATAATGTCTAATAAATACGATTCTCAGGTTTTCATAGTATCTAACGATAAAGATTTTATTCAACTTATAACGGATAAAATTATAGTTTATAGACCTACAGAAAAAGATTTCTATACTAAAACTTTAGTTAAACAGAGCTTTGGAATCTTAACTGAAAATTTTATATTATATAAGACATTATTAGGAGATAAATCAGATAAAGTAGATGGTATAAAAGGATTAGGTGAAAAAGGACTATTAAAGAAATTTCCTGAATTAGCTGAACGTCCTTGTACACTACAAGATATCTATGATATTTCCTGTGCTAAGTTTAAAGAACATATTGTTTATGCGCGAGTTGTTGATGAAATTGAAAAATTAGAAAATAATTATTTAATTATGGATCTACACAATCCGCTAATGGGCGATATCGAGAAGGATTATATTAACGAGGTTGTGATTGAGCCGTTATCACCACTTAGAGTTAGTGATTTTATGCGTCTTTATAATGAAGATGGATTAAGTCATATGATCAAAAATACGGAATATGTACTTAATACTACATACCAAACATTAAACGGTTTTGCTACAAATAAATAAAAAATAAAAGTTATGACACTCTCTAATCTTGAAAAATATGGAATTGGATTCCAGATTAAGGTATTATCTTCATTATTAACACATAAGGAATTTCTATTGAATATTCAAGATGTATTAAGTGATGAATATTTTACAAATCAAGCTCACAAATGGATTATTAAAGAAATATTAAGATATTTTACAAAATACCACACTTGCCCAAGTATGGATGTATTAAAAGTAGAACTTAAAAAAATCGATAATGATGTTTTACAACTTTCAATTAAAGAACAATTAAGAGAAGCTTATAAAGCATCAGATGAAGATTTAAAATATGTTGAAGAAGAATTTTCAAATTTCTGTAAAAACCAACAATTAAAGAAAGCATTATTAACAAGTGTTGACTTTTTAAATGCTGGTGATTATGATTCAATTAGATCATTAATTGATAATGCTTTAAGATCAGGTCAAGATAAAAATTTAGGTCATGAATATAACAAAGATACAGAATCACGTTATAGAGAAGACCATAGAACAGTAATACCAACACCATGGAAAGAAATTAATGATTTATTACAAGGCGGTTTAGGTAATGGTGATTTTGGACTAATATTTGGTAATCCAGGTGGAGGTAAATCATGGTCATTAGTTGCTTTAGGTGGTTATGCTGTAAGTTTAGGTCTT